CAAATACTTTTGCTAACATCCTAAATTCTTGTTTTTGTGCATAATGCATTCTTTTGTGAATAGCAGACATCACTCTTGATCCACGCTCTAATAAAGCAAGAGTAGTTCCAACTGCTGCATTTTGTTTATTCTCACCTGTTTGCATATCTGCAATAGAAGCAAACCTACGACCTGCATCTACTACAAATCCTAAAAGTTGCATTAATGTGCCACTTGGCTCTTTATAAGGTAATGGTAAAATACTATTTTTTAAATCACCTCCGGGCACATCTATATCTCTAAACTCTCCTGGTGATAGAGGTTCATCGGAATCTCTTATTCGTATACCTCTTGCTTTAAATCCAGCAGGTAAGTTTGCTAAAGTACCCGCATCAATTAATTGTCTTAATATAGAAGTAGCAGATCTTCCAAGTCCACCAATCATGTGTAGTAATCCAAAACCGTAAAAACCTAGACCTGGTAAAAATTTATAATGAGAAAAATACTGAAGTTTTTTATAGAACTCATCTCCTTCTTTGTAATTTCTACGAATAGATAATACCTCACCACTTTCTAAATCTAGTATAACAATGTAAGGAAGTTTAATACCTGTAGTCTCCCCATCTAATGGACTAACATGTTCAAACCCTTCTAGATCTAAATTAGTATGTACTTCTAATAATGTATAATCTTCATCAGTAGAATTTTTTTCTACTCCTGATAATTCTCTTTCTTTATCTTTAACTTGATCTTCTTCTTCATAAGGTTGTAATTCTACATCTCTGTAAAACCCTGTTGATTGATTAATCCTTATCTCATTTCCAGAAACACGCAATACATGTGTTACCCTTGTAGCAGAATATAAATCAGTAGCATTGTATGGAACAACTAAATCGTCCGCAGGTACAAAACGAGATACGGCTCTATCTAATGTTTCATCAAAATATACTTTTTTAAAAGCACTACCTGATAAGGGTAGATAAAATAACAGTCTATCTAATTCAGGATCGTACTCTTCCATTACATGTACAATCTGATAATTCATAAAGTCTTGAACACGTTGTGCTTGATTTTCTACTTCTGGAGTGTTCGCTCCTAAAACTTGTGTTCTTACAGGACCAGCAGATGGTAACAATTCTTTATAAGCCTGTGCTTGAAATTGTGTAACAGCTTCTGATATTAATGGATGTGTAACTCCTGATGAACCTCTAAAAGGTTCTTCTCTTTCTTCATATTTAATACCTAATAATTCTAATCCTTCGGAGTAAGCATTTTCCCAATCGCTTCTGGATTCTTTATCTCCTTCATAATCAGATATTAAATCACTGGATATATCTTGTAAAACTCTTACATCTACCATTTCTGCTAAATTAGCATCATGCTCTTCTGCCATTCCTTTTTGAATAGCTCCTTCAAAATTTACAACTACAGAACCATCTTCCTCTTCTTCAATGACTTCAATGTCACCTTCTGACTCTTCCTCATCTTCTTCTATCTCTTGATCTTCTCCTTCGACCATAAGTTCTTCGCCCATTGCAGGCATTGATTTGTCAATTTGTGATGGGTCTATTTTATCTGCCATACGTTATCCTTTCTTTTTTACAATTTTTTGTTTAGTTTGTGAACCTGGATTTTTTTTAACTGAGTTTATCATACCTACCCCTGCTTTACCAATTCTATAACCAAAACTAGCAGTGATGGAAATGTATATACAATTAGCGAACCAGTCGGGAGTAGAAGTATCAAGAAAAATAAAACCTTCTTTAACGTAACCTTGTGTCCAAGGTAAAAAACAACAACTTAACACCACAATAAAAAAAATTGTCCATGCCTCATCTTTCCAGCTACCACCCATTTGCTCCGTTAGAGATTTTTCCATATCTAATTCGCCAGTGGCTTGTTTCTCATACACTACTGCTTTTGCTTTAGCTTGTGCAACTTTGGCTTCGGTCTCTGCTTTTTGTTTGTCTACTTTACCTTTAATCCATGACCCTGCTAAATCTCCTACAAGACCTAACGCAGAACCTAATAATGGTAACGCCATACATCCCTCCTAATAAAATTGACGAGGACTAATACTTATCATACCTTCTTCTTCCTGCTCGTCATTGTCAAGTATTATGAATCCACCTTTACGATATCTTATAAGTGCCATGGTCATACTATCCACGTAATCATCATAGTCCCCATTTGGAAATGCCGCCACTTCATCTACCACTTCCTCGGCAAAACTTTTCATTGGAGCCCACACTTTACCTGACTCAAATAACGGTGCCACCATATGCATACGGGTATGTTTATCTTTTCCTTTACTCGGTGTATAATTTACCACAGGTATCCCTATATTTCTCAACTCGTCCGTGAGCGGTGTACCTGTAGCTTTTGCTTCAATTAAAACCATATCAGGCTCCCAATAAGAATACTCTTCTTTTGCTTTACTTTTTAATTCAGGAAAATCCCATCGTCCACGTTGTGCATCTAATAATATCAAATGATCTGAACCACCTTCATCTGGTTTAAATACACCCCATGTCGTAATCGCAGAATAGTCCGCCGTCTCTTTTTTACTAAACGCCGTATCATAACTTTGCATAATATAACTAACAGGAGGAATATCTTCTTTCTCCCATACGTTCCACCAGTCTTTTTTTATAATCGCTCCTTCTGCTGCCACAGGATTTTGTTGCCACTGCGCATTCCATTTGCTCAAAGACAATGATGCCTTGACCTTTAACAACTCATCTTTTTTCCAAAATTCTGGCCACAAAATATTATCACTCGGCAAGATAGCAGGAAATTCAATGACGTCCCATTTATCGGACATGGGGTCTGCGGCTTGCGCCTTTATCAGTTTGCCAGTCAAATCTTTTAATGACCATCGTGTCATAACAATCACTATAGACCCACCTGGTTGTAATCTCTGTCTTGGACCAGAAGTGTACCACTCGTACGCATTTTCAAGTGCCGTTTCTGAAAGTGCATCTTGTTCCGAGTGCGGATCATCAATAATCAATAAATCTGCACCACGACCCGTGATCGCTCCTCCAACTCCCGCTGCATAATATTCACCACCTTGACCTGTTTCCCATCGACCTGCTGCTTTTGAATCTGAACGTAACTCTACATCTGGAAATACTTCTCTGTACACCTCTAACTCCATAAGGTTTCTTACCTTACGTCCAAATCGTACCGCAAGCTCTGCGGTGTGTGTCGTTTGAATAATTTTTAAATCTGGCTTCTTGCCAATTAACCATGCAGGTAATAAGTAACTTGCAAATTCAGACTTCGTATGTCTAGGGGGCATATTGATAATGATCCGTGAACCAGGGTTCTTGGCCAGTTGTTCAAATTTCTCTGCCACTTTCTTATGATGAGAACCTTCGATAAAACCTTCGTAACAATGTTTAACAAACTTCATAAAACTTTTTTCGGTTTGTTCTCTAACTCCAAGTTTTCTCTTTGCTTCTTCTAAAGCTAAAATTTCTCGGAGCACGTCCTCTGAAACATTATAGTTTTGCATTTCTAAAAATCCATCTCCATATAGAAGATCTTATAATCGATACCACTGTAAAAATCAATGCTATACCTATGTTCTCTGAAAAACTAGGGTGTAACCCAAATAAAGGAAACACCGTCATTTGAATAAGTATCGCTAATATAAAACCACTTCCAACATCAATAAGACTTTGTAAAAAATCTTTCTTCATCTATACGCCACACATTCCTTCATCACAAATATCATTAAACATATCTAACTGGTCTTTGAATGGATCTAAATCTGCCTCCTCCAACGGTACATAAGACTTGTGTAAAAATACTTCGTCCTCTGGTTTTCTCGTAGCGTTCCTTAATTTATTATCCAGGTCCACTACTTCCTTCCACATTTCTTTATCATTATTTTTTATGTCTAACCAAAACTCGTTAGAATGATAAGGGCAAAAAGTACAAGCAGATTTTTTAGGTAACGGATGGTTGTGACCCTTTAACCATTCCATGCAATCGCCTCTGTTAAATTTTTTATCAAATACTAACGGATAGTCATTCTTTATATAAGGTAACCTGCTCTCCTTACACCGTACCATCTCATCTCTCGAAATACCAATAACCATTTCTATATTAGTACCTTTTGGTACTCTTTGATATTTTTTTAATCCTAACAATCTTCTTATCTTTTGATAAATAGGTTGTATCTTATAATCATTGGTACACTGGCGCATGGTAAACCCTTTCTTGCCAGTTTTGTTATTAATCGTGTATGTAGGTATCGCTAGAAATTTGTATTTACTAGATAACATATCTTCTTTTAAATTACCCTTAGATACAATATGCACAGGATAAGAAACCCTGTTTTTTAAATATTGTAACCAATCGTACACGTATTTAGGTTCATTCTGAGTGTCAGCAAATATTGCACAATCGACCATGGGTAATTCGCCATACTCAATCATTAAAGCGACCGTGCTACTCTGAACACCTGCTCCTAGTGATAATACTCTTAAATCTGTTTTGTTTTCCAATTCTTTATCCTTTCTATATTAAACGTAACTACTATAACCATATTTTTAGATATATCAAATTATAACTGTCAAACACTGCGGGTGGGCGGGTGGGTGCGCAAGCGGCCCCCTAATATGGGGGTGGGGGGTCGCAAAAATTGTTCGTTATCTTTTTACGACCCGTCTTAAGTACCTAAAAGGACTCTACATAAATAACTAATAAACAAGCAAGTGCAATAGTGACTAAATAAAAAGCGATTTCCCATTTTTCAGAGTCGCTTTTATAATCTATTTTTTCTATTTGTTTATAATGATTAACTCTAATTCTATGTTCTTGAATTTTTCTTTTAGATTCTTTTTTCATATCTTTAATTGAATCATATACTCTATATTTTTTCATTATTGTTGACTCCCTTTTCAAGTATTCTTATAACTTCTCTTATTATTGTAATACTACTAAACGTTGTTTTTAAAGTATAACAGAGTCCGTTACATCTAAACGCATAATCTCCATAATTGACCTCGTCTAGGACTCCTTCTTTATATAAAGAGTCTTCTAATTTCATTAGATTATTATGCAATGTATTTAAAGCACTATTTACGTTCTCTATTTCTTCAGTAAAGAGAGTCGACTTAAGCGACTCTCTCTCTTGTTGTAAATCTATTTTACTCATTTTTTTAACCCTTCTATTAATAGTTTGTGACCATCAGAAACAGTATAACCTTTATACCCTTGAACTATAAATCTTATTCTATTGCTATAGTCTTTACTAAATACTTTATTAACTATCATAGTTTCTTTAACTATTTTAGCTTGTTTAGAGTCGAGTCTTTCTAGTTGTTTAATCTCTTTATAAATAGGAGATTGTTTCAACTTTAATAACTTTCTTCTAATTGTTAAAAGAGCTTTTTGGTTTTTTTCTATTTGTTTACTCATTTTACTTTCTCACTTTCTTTTTGTTTTATTAAACGTTGATTCGTTTAATATCTAGATATTAGTTTATAAATTAAAAAATGTCAATATATTATTCCATTA